CTTTAAGACACTGGAACACGGGTGAGAAGTTTTCACTTCCTTCCCGGCGAGTTCTTATCCACCGGTGTACTCCTAGAATTTGGGTTGGGTCTGCTTTTACAGAAGCAACCTAATCCAAGGGTACACCGGTGATATCCTCGCCGTCGACGAAAAAGCGTTTAGCTATTTCTGCTGAACGTGTCGACACTGTGGACTTATCTAGGTTAACTTCAATTCCTAGGGAACGAGCTGTCTTTAGAAATTCGTCATAGACGACTTTCTCAAAGATAGCTACATCGTCCCCCAGGATGAGATAGTCTCGGAACTTGTGTATACCTACTTTCATTGCACTAAATTCTACTAGTGCATGTAGAGTAAGGGTACACACCGCCCAAGACGAATACTAACCTAGAGGTTGTCCAACTGCCCATCGGGTAGTTGGCGAATTGTAATTCTTATTATGATGGAAATCACGATTTTGAATTACATCTTGCCACAGATGGCTTCCTTTCTCACCTAGAAAGCGACTTACCAGTACTCGCTGCGGTTCCTAAGGGAATCGATCAGTGAATGCTGTTATGTCACTCGTACAACATATCCGTCCTTCTTTGGTCCTTTTCTTAAGGATCTGAGAGGTACGGTCTTGATTGTATGTACAGTCGGTTCGTAGTTTCTTTAGAGAAGCTATGAATTCTTCATGTACAGGTTTCTAAGCTAGTTGGGACCAATAGTCTGCCAAGGCAATAGGTCGGGATTTCCCGGCCTTATCGCTAATGACAGCTACCCTACTGTGGATGTTCTTTTCTCCAGCTCCTGAAAGGGAGTTAAAGTATGAACGCTACCCTTGTCCCCAAGTAATTGAGGTCAAGGCGTTTAGAGACTCATAAAGACTTGGATTATCCTCCTAAGCCCGTTTGTCATGGAGTGCGTATAGCACTGCCATTCCATTTGGACCGGAAGATGATCTAAGTGCGATAGAATCAAGTGGACGTAGTCTTGAAGGACTATATCCTGTCCAGGTACTACAATACTCGGAGAACTTATTCAATTCTTCGATGTTTGCAGTGGACGGGGATTCGATTGATTTAGTATCCAGCTCTGCTGGCTATTTCAATAGATTCACCGAACCAAAAAGTGTGTTTACACGCCTTTTGTCCTGGATTGTTGATGACAGAATGAGGTCTTTCCAAGGTATCAATACCTTAGGGAAACCGTTTCTTGTTACCTTCGTAAATGGGAGAGGTTCTGGGGTAATACCCATGACCTTCCTGTTTACGAAGTTCTTGTACAGCTTCAACTGTGCAATAGCGCCTTTCTTACCTTTATGGTAAGTCAGGTGCCTAACAAGTTCAATTATCCTGTCGACGTAGTTTGCCG